AAAACGACCATTATTTATTAATAATCAATTAAAAAAATATAATAATAATATTATATTTTTACTATTACAATGGAACTGATACAATTTGAAAACGACGCCTATCCATTATTTCAATCTCAAGGAAATGCTTCACAATTTGCAATACATTATGCTACACATTTTTGTAAAGGCGATGGGTATGATATTGGATTTTGCAAACAAGAATGGAAATTACCTATTGCCAGAGGAATCGACATCAATATGAATGATGGTTATCACGCCAACAATTTACCTGATGAAATGGTCGATTTTATTTATTCCAGTCACTGTTTAGAACACTGTGACGATTGGGTGATTACATTGGAATATTGGATTAGTAAAATAAAACCAGATGGTATTCTTTTTCTATATTTACCCGATTTTTCACAAAAATACTGGCGTCCTTGGAACAATCGAAAACATAAACATTGCTTTAATGTCGATATTCTTTTCCATTTTTTACTCGACCATAAAATGAAAAATATATTAAAAAGTGGCGTGGATTTAAATAACAGTTTTATGATTGTTTGTCAACGATAAATCATTACAATCCATATTCTTCGATAAATTCATCCATATTTTGTGTTCCCATGGATGAATTACACGACATACAAATCGGTTTCATTAGTTCCCTTTTCGAAGTGTTCGGCAAAGCCGATTCTAGTAACTAATCTCGGAAAATCTTCGACTTCGTCTACGATTTTCGCTCCAAATTTTCTATTTTAATTTCTCCACCATTTTTACAATGTCCAAAATCAAAATTTCCAGAATACTTTTCCAAACAACTTTTTATTAGACCACTTTTCTTGGAAATTAAATGTTTTTATTCTAATATCCGTTTTTTATCCAATACGGTTTCTTTGGCGATGTTTCTGATGATTTTCGGATAATATTCTTCACGCTTGGAACCTGCCATCGAATTCTGTTGCATTACAATGGATTTTTCACCTAATTCTGAGTCCATATCATCCGCATACGATGGATTGTTCTCACGCCAATCTACCAACTGCTGCATATTTTTACAGGTAATGTCTTGAAATCCCCTTTGAATAACAGTATGACTGTTTTCTTTGTCCCATTCATTTTCTTCTTTCACATAAATGGTTTCCCTCTTGATATCCGTGCAATGAATTGGGCGATTAATCAGTTCCAATTGTTTCAGGTTGTCCAAAATTATCTTGGTAACTCCCTCTACAAATCCCATTTTGGCATTGTTCTCCAAATCGTCGTCGGTAACTTGAATATTGTCAATGAAATCGGTAAAATTGATGGCGTTCTTACAGGTTTCATTCAAAAACAATTGAATATTGAATTGTGTGTTATTTGTGGTGGTGTTGTTGTTATTATTAATGGTTGTAGGAACAGATAGACACGTCTGTGATATTTCTACCATCTTATTCATTAGTATATTGTTCTCTTGTTGTAATTCAAACATTTTTTTCTGTTGCATTTCCGATTGTCTACATTGTTCTATTAGCAGTGTTTTAAATTCTTGATTTTCTTTGAACATTTCCATAATAAATTCGCCATTTACCAAGTTTTTTGTATTTTTGATTGTGTTCTCTGGTATGGACGATTCATTAGTTCTCTCACTGCTCTGCACGCATTGCATACCTACACTGTGTAGCGTAGAGGCGAAGTCGTCTTTTGAATTGAAATCTCCAACATTGCATTTCTTTTTGTGTGCGAATAACCCTTGACGATATTTATAAATATTCCCACAGTTGCATTCGAAAATGCGTTTGTTTGTTTTTTTTTCATGTTTTACCTTTTTTGTGTCATTCTCAGTCATTTTTCTATGTTTTGCAGTCGCTAAATGATTATTATAATCTCGTTTATGCTGTGTATTAAAACCACATAATAAACAACTATAAATATTGTGGGGTTTGGATGAAGTTGTGTCATTCATTTTGTCATTTATTGTCATTTAATATAGAATGACAATAAAAAACCCTCTAAATAGTTTTCATAAAAATAATAAAAAAGTTATGCACTCATACTAAAAATATAATTTTCGAATTTGCTGCATTATGCTCTCAATCCACTTTTCAGAAAAAGTAAAAAAAAAAGTCCGCCAAGAAAATGGAAAATGGACATTTATAAAATGTCCAAAATGAAAAATTTCAGAATACTTTCCCAAACAACTTTTTTAATAGACCACTTTTCTTGGAATATTCATATTTCATATATAACAAGGTATTTTATCAATGTTAATTATCCGATTAAATTGATATTTATTCTTGGGTGTATATTCAAACTTCTTGAATTCTGGTAATTCTAATTGTTTTTCAGGAATGTGTTCATGTACGGTACGAGCAATCATTTTATAGAGTTTGAAATTAGGATAGCGTTCTTCACCGTTTTTCTTGTAGAGGATATTCTTACCTAAATCATCGGTACACCATTTTGCAATTATTTTTTGAAAAGGTGACATGTCTTTATCGGCAATCATATTGTCAATATCCAAAATAAAATCAAAAATGGAAGTGCCTAATCGACACAAATCAAAACTGTAGTTAGGTGACAATATAGGTTTTTTATCATCATAAAAAGGTTCAAAATTGTATTGTGTTGACGCGTCACCACCTGGTGCAAAACTATCGCTACAAAACACATTACCATTGTATTTGTATATGCTACGACCGAAATCGATGATTTTAAAAATGCGACCAAATGTAGGAACACGATACAGCACTTTTTTATATCGATAATAAAGATAAGTTGATTTGGTTTCTTTATACACGATGTTGTTGGTATGTAGGTCATTATGTGTAAAATGATAAGCTTTTTGGTAAGTTAGTAGTGTTATGATAATTTGAAACAATGCTGCTAACGATTCGTCATCATTCAACAGTTTGTTTTCCAAGAGAGCGTCCAAAGTACCGTCGCATTTTTCTAAACAGATTAATTGAATGGGAAAATTATGTATATAAGCGTACATAGCGACATCAGAATTTTCTTCAGTTTCATCCTCTGAATCATCCTCAGTTTCTTCCTCAGTTTCTTCCTCAGTTTCTTCTCCATCTTCATCAATGTCGCTACTATTTTCAAAATCTTGTGTTTCTAAATCATCTGATTCGGTGGTACAGCTTTCATCGCTGTCAGAGGAATCCGAATCATTTTGTTTGCCTGTTGGTTTTTCGGTTTGATAAATCATTTCCGCAGTAAATTCTTCATTTGGTGGGACAACATCTAATTCTTCGCTGTCATTTTTGGTTGATATATCTATGGTTTGAATAGTGATAATATCATTGTCCAAATCCAGTTGTGATGATGAAATATTCAATTTGTGTTTGTTACCACGGGAATTGTAATTCATAAATTGCATTGATTCCGTCTGTGTTACATCAAATAATTTTTTAATGTTGTTATTGAAAAAAGTGGAATTGTTAAGATATTCATAATCATCAGCAATATTTATTTTGAATTTGTCTTGAATACCTAAATAGGAACCGTAATAATCGATTCCATTGTCAAAATCATGACAATTTAAAAGTTGGCTAGAAAGATAACTAAAAAATCCGTCGGTATAGGCTGAATTATTGACCGAGAGAACCTTTTTATTACAGTTATTTTCATTGGAAGTCAGATTAGGTAATTCATAAAAAAACGGTTCATAATTTGCATTTTGATATTTACCAACCATATATTTTGTGGGGTCATACAGTGGTGAATATTTAATAAATACTGGTTTTGACCTAAGTATATTACCCGAAATATCCAATACTTTTTCTAAATCGTGCATATGATACTGATGTTTCAAATTGATTGTTGAATAATTGGTTTGGGTCATTTCAAAAAAAAGAGAATAAATGGGCTGATATTTTTGTAATTTTTGTATCTGAAAAGGATTATATTGATGTTCATCATCTTCAGTTGTAGGGGAGAACATTGTTTCTAAATGTTTCAAATCGATAGTAGGTACCTTACAATAATCTATGTTGATTTTAGTCATGTGTGGTTTTTATAGGTGCTTTTATATTTGGTCGAAATATATAAATCATGGTATTTTAACACATGGCTATGTAATCTATTGTTGGAGAACATCAGTTGCTGGATTCCCTTTAGGAATCCAATACAACTAATCTAGGAATTACACCGAACCGCTTTGCGGTTCTTCGTAATTCACTACAAAATAATAATCATCATTGAATGCAATTTTGTTTTTAATGCTTCGGCTCATTTTTGCTGCACATATTTTTTCAGCCTCGGCTGCCTTTGCAATCGTTTCCCAAGTTCCTAACAGTTCATCGGTACCTACTGTCCGTTTTTCAACCTTTTTACCTGTAGAAGATGTTGTTCTATGACGGTCTGTTTCGGATTTTAAAGTTAAACCGTAATAACCTTGACCACCACCATTGTTCGCCCAAATGGTGGTATACAGTACATAATTGGTTTCTTTCAGATATTTTTTGAGTTCTTCTTTTTCTTCACCAGTTGGAGGTAGACTAATTTGTTCTTTCCATTTTTTGTATTCATTTAACACATCTTCAAATAATGCTTTTCCACTTGGTGAAAATATACAGGCGTGAAAAATGAAATTTTGTGTGATACTTGTTGTGAGTGATTTATTGTATTTTAATTCTTTTAATGTTACACCTTGATACCCATTCACAACTTGACCTTTGATTTGTGTTTTTAGACGAGATTGTTTGAAACGCTTATCTAAATAATCCTTTAATTTGTTGTATTTTTCTTTGGATGCCGTTTGCGTTATAATACGATATTGACCCATAATATCAACCGTGGATACTTCTACATCATGACGAACAATGCAATGTTCTTGAATATAAGCGTCAAATTGTTCTGTTAATTCGTCTTTCGGTTGGTCTAATGATGGAAAAGTATTTTCTATTGGGTCAGTTTGGCACGCAAAATCTCTTGTAGAAATCTTTTCAGGAAGTTGGCTATCAATAATTACCAATTCATTTTCATATAATTTCAAATTTTTAATGTAACGGTCGGAAGGATTGGTGATACTATTTAATTTTAGCATATTTGCTACACGCAAAATAATAAGTTTGGCTTCTTCAACATCTAATTGAAATATTTCTCCAGAAATATTGAAATTCGCTAACAAACTATGAATAAAATGTTCTACCGTTCTTATGTTTTGATTCAATACTTCTACCACTAATTCTATTTTACCGTTGTGGTGCAACTGTTTGAAAGGTTTGATGCGATTATTCACATTTTTTGTGAAACCAATTTTTAATTTGGGTGGATATATGTCTCTTTCATTGATGTTAAAAATATACATATATGGGTAGTCCTCTTTTACCTGTAACAATTTAATGTCTTCCGTAGCGACAATGAGTTTGTTTTGTAGTTCATCTTTTTCTTCTGTTATAGTTTGAAGTTGTTGTTTTAATTCGTCAGATTCTTCTTGAACTAATTGTTGTAACAATTCTTCCAATTTAATAAAATATTCGTGAATTTCATTGGCTTTTTTAGTTCCTGCTTTAATACAAAACAATTTGAATGTTTTAACAGTCATAATAATTTGTTCGCGATTGTGACCTCCACGCCCAGTATTTTTTTGCTCTCGCGGTTGCGAGAGCAAACATTTATAGTCTTTTTCATCAATAAAATATTTTTCTAAACATGTTTTTGAGTGTGCCTTTTGGCTAAATCCAAGCCATTGCCATATATTGTCTAAATCAATCACAAAATCTGTCGATTGATTGTAATTAAGGTAACAATAAAACGAAGAAACAAACAATTGTTGTTGTATATCCGTAAATGTTTCTTTTATTTTACCGATAAATCTGTTATTATAAGTACCAGAAAGCTTGGTAATAGGGCTCGATTCAATCAAATTCACAATATTCAAAGAACAATCCATGATGTATATAGTATTATACTCTTTCTCTTTATATCAATTTTTATTTTTATTATTAAAAAGCGAAAGCTTTAAATAACTGATATTTTGCTTTTGAAAATAAAAGCGAAAAAATAGCGTAAAAATGACAATAAAATATAATAAATGGATAATATAGTATGTCATTGGAACTCAAAAAATTCAATATGCGGGATATTACATTTAAGCCCGATGAAAACAAGGGTCCTGTGATCGTTTTGATAGGTCGTCGCGATACTGGTAAATCTTATTTAGTAAAAGACCTGCTTTTTTATCATCAAGACATCCCAATTGGAACTGTAATATCAGGAACAGAAGCTGGAAACGGGTTCTACACCAAGCATGTACCTAAACTCTTCATACATCACGAGTATAATACTGTATTAATTGAGAACATTTTACGAAGACAGAAAACCGTATTGAAACAAATGAAAAAAGAAGTAGAAACCTACAAGCGAACCCAGATTGATCCTAGGGCGTTCGTCATTATGGATGATTGCTTGTACGATGACAAGTGGACGCGAGATAAAATGATGCGACTTCTATTTATGAACGGAAGACATTGGAAGGTAATGTTAGTCATAACTATGCAGTACCCCCTAGGAATACCCCCGAACTTACGAACGAATATAGATTATGTGTTCATCTTGCGTGAGAACTACATCACAAATCGCGAAAGAATTTGGAAGAATTATGCGAGTATGTTTCCAACTTTTGAATCCTTTTGTTCGGTGATGGACCAAACCACAGAAAATTATGAATGTCTAGTAATTAACAACAATTCGAAATCCAATAAAATAAATGACCAGATTTTTTGGTACAAAGCAGAGAACCATCCAGATTTCAAATTAGGTAACAAGGAATTTTGGGAAATTTCCAAAAATATGGATTCTGATGGGGAGGAGGAAGATTTTGACCCTAGTAAATGTAAAAAAAAGAGTTCCGGACCCCCTATAACTGTAAAAAAAACCAAGTGGTAAATATTTTTCCTATTTAGAAAAAAATATTTGCGTATTTTATACGATGCCAAATCAAAGAAATAAAAGAAAAACTCAAAAAAAGGTGAAAGGTGGTTGGTTATGGTGTGAAACTATCCCTATGAAATATATATCACCGTGTAAAGCAGAAGAATTAGCCGCAGAACGCATTCGTGAAGCGCAACAAGTAGAAGAATCCGCGAGAAAGAAAGAAAATGACATGAGAGTGAAAGAAGCAGAATTACAGAAAAAAACGATGGACGCCCAAATGGACGCACAAATTACTGCTTTGAAAACAGCACCAACGGCCCCAACAAAACGATGGGGAATATTTGGAGGTCGTGGCAAGAATAAGTCACAAAAAAGAAAGCGCACAAAGAAATCTGCTAAGAAATAGAGATTATTCACTCTTACTATTCATTAGTTCCCTTTTCGAAGTGTTCGGCAAAGCCGATTCTAGTAACTAATCTCGGAAAATCTTCGACTTCGTCTACGATTTTCGCTCCAACAACTCATTTCTCAAATTAACATTATTATCATTGGCATTATCTGCTACTTCACGCTCTTCGAAATTCACCTTTTCTTTAACACCGATCAATTGGTCGTTTTCATCAATTGTCTGTGTCAATACATTACCACTCTTTTTAGCCAATTCAATGTTTTCTTGAATTGCCTTCCTCTTCGTATCTTTAACACGGCGTTCGAATTCTTCTTTAGCTTTGGCTTCATTTTTGATTTTCTCGCTATGCATTTGATTTAATTCTTCCTCCATAAATTCGACTCGGCCTGTTTTATATGCATCTGGGTCCCAAGGAATCCACATACCGACAGGACCAACATAAATATCGTGTGTAGGGTCGTTTTCACGCAATTTCTTGCAACGCATTTCAGCTTCGTCTTGGGTCGGGAATACACCGCGTAATTTGAAACCACGAACCGAAGTTTGGAATGCGTGTGCGCGTTGAAATTGTTCAGTCAATTTATCCTCATTTTTATCCATAAAATTTTTCAAATCGTCTTCGACCGAATCGGCCTTTATTTTAGCCCCTTCTTCCTTGATGAAATCATTGAAATCAGCAATCACATCGTCGACCTTCAAATTATACTTATATGCTAAGAAATTTGTGAAATCCATGTATTTCTCCATAGATTTAGAAAAATCCCACTGTTTTACAAATTGGTCGAACAAAAATGTTTCGCGTTTCTTCAAAATTTTCTCGGGGGAAACAAAGGAAAAACAACCGAATTTTTGGCCTGCAATTGGCGCATCTTCGTCGCATAAATCAATATATTTAGGATTCGGGTTTCCGTCGGGTAAATTTTTTCTTTCAAAAGACATTTAGAAAATATACATTTTGTATACGGAATTATTTAAGTGTTTTATATTTAATTATATTTAAGCGTAGTTTATTTTTTTATTTAGCTATAATATATATAACAAAATGTCCGTTATGTTTGATTTTGGCGAACTCATTAAAAGAGCGATTAAATACATCATCGAAGGTATCATGGTTGCGATTGCTGCTTACTCCATCCCCAAGCACCAATTGAAGATTGAGGAAGTCGTTATCATCGGTCTTACCGCCGCCGCCACCTTCAGTGTCCTTGATGTTTTCGTTCCCTCCATGGCATCGAGTGCAAGAAATGGTGCGGGAATGGGAATTGGCTTTAATTTGGTCAATTTCCCCCATATGTAAACTGTGGTAAAATAGCAGTTCTCTGCTAAATAAATTACAAGAAATAAAATAAATTTAATGTTATTTCATTCCACTAAAAAAATTGATTATAAATTTAGACGATGTAAAAAATTGCATATGAACAAATTAGAAAATACGGTAATTTGTTCGGTTATTACACCAAACTCTTCCAGTGACCGTAGGTCATTAGTTCCCAAGACGGCTTCGCCGTCTTTTCATACAGTTTTTAATAAGAAAATGTATGAATATACTATAGCATGAATTTTTTAAAGAAAAAAAATAATATAACCATCATCTTATTTTTGATAACAGTGATTATCATTAGTCATTTTTTT